ACGCTTCTGAACGACCGGCATCGCCGGAGGTGGAAGACGCTTTAACTTGCGATCCATTTGTTAATTCAAACGAGGTTCTGTTGTCAATCTTGATTTCTGCTATTCTTAACCAAGCAGGCAAGTTATTCATTATTTGTTTTACTTTCTTGACCAAGTTGGCAGCGACAGCAAATTTGGTCGCAACAACCATTACGTTCTTGTCACGGTAAAACAACATAAGCCAGACAATATAGGCAGCGGTAACCGTTGAAATGCCTAACTGTCTGGCTTTGACTATGATCGTGAAACGATGGTCGTTGAAATCTTTTACCAGATCTTCCTGGTATTCATAAAGAGAAAAAGGAATAACACCCTTTAAAGGGTGGGAAATCTTACAGTAGTTCTTAATAAAATAAACAGGGTTTTTACCACACTTAAGAACTTCTTTTGCTAATTCTTCTTTTGTTAAAGAAGCCATTATTCCTTTCTTGTGTCGTTCTTTGGTCTTGATCCCAAACCGCCTTGCTCAAGGAATGTTTTAAACTTTGCTTCGACCGAATCTTTTGATTCTGCTTTGACCGGATCGACACCCTCCGCAGTCATTTTGAACGCTTTGTGGGCAGTAACCCAGTAGCGAACTTTGGACGAGTTTTCTGCTCTAACTTTAACTTCGTCAATTGGGGTTAAAGTTAGCGCTTTCTTGGTAATTCCCTTGTATTCTTTCTTTAAGAAATTTACGACTTCTTGAATCTTTTGATCTACATCTTCTTCAAGTTTGGTTCCGTAAATATCGCTTAAAAGAATTTCAGAGTGGTATGTAACGATAAGTTGGTCGCCGTGGAACTTGACACCAAACCCGTCCATAATTCTCTTATCAAGAAGTGGATTGCCCTCTTCTCTTTTAAGTCCGATCTTTACGGGTTCGCCTTTGTCGTCTTTGGCACCATCGTAGCCTCTGTGAGCGACGATTTGCGAGATTGTTTGAACTACTTCAAGTACTGTTGCCATTTGTTTTTGGTCTCCAACCTGTTTTCCATCGCTCTTCGCGACCTTCTACCCACTGAATGTAGCAATTAAAACAACATTCAAACTTAATAATATAAACATCATCTTTTGATGTTCTTGCCAGTTTATTACAAACTGGACAATTATTTGCTTGGGTTTCTCTATTAAGTAGTTTTTGCGTAATAAAAAACCCATTTTGTTTTACTTTGATTTCTTTATCTTCTAAATCTCTTTCTTTGTCCCAAAGTTCTTTTATTTGTTTCTTGTATTCTTGCTCTTTTTCGTCAGTCCAAGTTGCTTTGGGGTTTTGGATTGTCTCCTCACCCCAGCGTTGCGCAATTGCTCTTTCAAGTTGAGCAATCTTGTTCCAATCTTTTTCAGTCATTATTCCCTCACGCAAGCAAAGTTATCTTCTTTTGTAATCTCAAATGTCGCATCGACAACATCTTTTAGACTATCTAGATGTGAAATTAACAAAACTGTTCTGAATTGGCTCTTAACCATCTCTAACATTTGGGTAAACGATTGAATGTGGTCTTCGTCCAAAGCTGTCGCAGGTTCATCTAAAATCATGATGTCTGCTTTTGGCAAGTTAGAGACCTGTAGCAAAGCAAGGCGGATTGCCATTCCTGCCATAGACTTCTCTGCACCTGAAGCCATAGTAATTGGTCTGGGATCTTGATCTGGGTGTTTGATGTAGATTTCGAGTTTATCCCCTTCTTCCTCAAAGAAAACCTCAAATGCTGTTAGATTTGCTAGAATCTTGCTGATCTCCGCATTTAGATATGGAAGGGTTCTCTTGATAACGTCATAAGCAATCCCGTTAGAATGCATACAACGCATATAAAGTTCATAAGCCGAAAACTCATTACGCAAGTCATTTAGGTCAGAAAGTTGTTTTTCCAACAAGACTACCCTTTGTTCATCTGAACCTATTCTTCTGTTCAAAGCTGCCATTTCAGAAATACAATCTGAAAGTCTTGTTTTGTTTTGACTTATGTGAACTTCAAGAGAAGTTTTCCGAATAAGCATATCTGCAACATTATCTATAACTTCTTTATTCTCGTTATAAGTTTGAAGTTTTTGATTTAGATTTACAATTTCGGCTTTATTCTTTTCAATCTCAAGCTCTAGCCTTTCAATCCACAACTTAAGTTTATCAATTTCATAAACTGTATTGTTCTTTTTAATTGAGATTGTTTGATATTTTTGGATTGTAGAAAGAATCTCTTCTTTATCGCTACCTTCCAGTTGTTTGGAAAGTTTCTCTACTTGTTCTTCAATCACCGGCTTTTTCTCCAGTGTTTCGGTTGCATCCCGAATAAACTTACACTTCGAGAATTGGGTTCCGCAAGGGATACCATCGAGCAGTTTGCTTTTCTTCTCTATGTCATTAAGCTCTTTGTTGAAGCTTGAAAGTGAGCTAACTAACATATCAATCTCACCTTTCTTCAATTCCAAACTCTTAATGTCGATGGAAGACAAGAATGTTTCCATCTTTACAAGAAGTTCTTTCTTTTCAAGAAGTTGTTTGCTGTTGTCTGCGTGCTGTTTGTAGTTAGAGCCGAGGTCAAAGTTCTTCTTATTGATTGCCCGTTCTAATTCAGCAACATCAATAAAGTTAGTCGGAATTTGAGATAAAGTTTCGTTTAATTTGGAAAGACTTTGAACGTCATTTGCAATCTGCTCTTCAATTTCTCTAGAGCAAGCTTGCAGGATAATCAAATCCGATTCAGATTTAACCAATTCTTCTTTCGCAATTTCGATTTCAACAGCGTAATTCTTATTGTCCAAACGCTTTAGCGCACCTTTAAGATCCGATGAATCATCTTTGGCAAGCTTGAACTTCTTTTCAAAGATTTCAAGATCAAGGAATTTAGCAAGAATCTCTTTACGTCTTGTTGAACCTTCCCGAATAAAAGACAAACTATCAAGCTGGGATGAGACATTTGTGTTCATAAAGTCATCCATAGTGCCGAATACTTTACGAATGTTATTATCGGTGTCCATTCTGGTAAGACCATTTAAAGATTCTGTTTCTCCAGAAACTTTGTCAAAGCGGCTAAAGTCAAGCTCTGACTTTGCTTCTTCGGTTTGGACACCTGCAACTTTCTTCTTGTATTTGGTCAGCTCTCTCTTGATGGTGTAAATATAATTATCTGCTTCAATCTGCACCATTCCAGATGCATCTTTCTTATCTTGATTAATAAGATTGACCATCTTGCGCTCACCTTTTGACGATGCGTTGAAAATGGTAAATAAAAGTGAATCAATAATGCTGGACTTTCCAGAGAAATTCTTACCAAAGATGCCAATCAAACCTTTGTAGTCTTCAAAGCTAATATAGTTATTCTCACCATAGTTGAATAGGTTAGACCATTCCATATGCTTTAGACGCCAATTTACATTACGACTTACATCTTCTGTTTCTTCGGCCATTTGCGAATAACGACGGTTTAGTTCGTAAACCCTGTTTACAGTTTCATCGTCAAGTTCGTAGTTCTTTAGATATTCTTTGATAAGTTTCTCTTGAACTGCGATGTCTCGCAAATCTTCCTTTTCAAGTGTCTTCGTAATGTGACCAACGCTATTATCGGAGTCAGTCGAACGACTTAAGAATGTGATAGACTCTGGCTTAAACTTGTGACTAATCGTGTCGATTGCACGATGCATAAGTTCAAGAGAAATGTTATTTTCACTTACGACACGAACCCTCGCGCCTTTTGTGATGCTTAAAGACTTTGGCAAACTACCATTTGCATTAAGCTTTACTGTGATAAAAGGCTTTGGATTTGTTAAAGTAATGTGCTTGCAGTCGAAAGTGTTCTTATCTTCGATTGTCCATAGCAAAAAACCCTTATCGGTTGACTCGGAGAAGTTTTGCTGAATTGTTGAACCCGGATAGCGGACACGGCCTTCTGTATCTAGAATTTGGTTGGATTTGTGTATATCACCAAGAAAAGCAAAGTCAAAGCCGCCAAACACACTAACATCATGATCGCCCTCCTGCATAGTCCAGCCAAGGTCTGTGTTCACGCCTGCTACTGCGCCGTGATACAG